AGCTGTTAAACAAACAAAAGATCAACCAATGGTTCAAGAAGTTATTGGTAAGCATTATTTAGATAATGGGTATGGTTTCCAGTTAGTTAAATATGATGATGCTGAAAACGTAACATTAATTGCTCAAGATACAGGTAAAATGATTGAAAACGAATGTATGTTAGGTGCTATTGAAGTTATTATACCAGAAAGAGATAATAATCCAGTAATGTTAACAAAATTAAAAGATCAAATAAGTAAAATGTTTGTTAATTTACAAGATGCTAGATGGTTCAAAGCTGATAAAGATAATACATTCGAAAGTAAAGGTGATAACGTATTAGAAATGTATGGTCATATGAGATATAATGCAGCTATTGACTATATGAAAGTAATGTCAACATTAAATGTAGCATAATGGATATAATATTAACAATAATAATAATTTTAGGTTTATATTTCAAACCAGAAATATCCGTACATGGTTTCTTAACTGGATTAAAAGAATCGATTACTAAAAAATAATGGAAAAAATAGAAATTAAAAATGGAACATTATGGGCTGGTGATTCAGCTAAAGTATTAAAACAATATCCAAATAATCATTTTGACTCAATAGTAACAGACCCACCTTATGGTATTGAGTTTTTAGGTAAGGATTGGGACAATAATACAGGGGCTATCGAAGTATGGAAGGAATGTTTACGTGTATTAAAACCAGGCGGCTATATGCTAGCCTTCTCATCAGCAAGAACATATCATAGATTAGCTACTAACTTAGAGGATATTGGTTTTGAAATTAAAGACCAACTAATGTGGTTATATGGTAGTGGTTTTCCTAAATCACAAGATGTAGGTAAAAAAATAAATAAAGTAAATAATAAACCAAATAATAAATGGTTTGGATGGGGAACAAACCTAAAACCAGCACACGAACCAATTGTAATGGTTAAAAAACCAATAAAACAAGCTATATTTAAAAATGTATTAGAATATGGGACAGGTGCTATTAACATAGATGCTTCAAGATTACCAAATATAGAAGGTAGATTCCCAAGTAATGTTATTATAAGTGAAGAAGTAGGTAATGACTTAGATGAAAAAATAGGAGTTAAAAAATATGGTAATAAAAAGGGAGGATACAAATATGATAAAACATATAATGTAGAAGGATTTATTAATAATAATAAACCAGATGCTCCATCAAACTATGGAGATGGTGGTGGTCCATCAAAATATTTTTATTGTCCTAAAGTAAATAGAAAGGAAAGAAACATTGGTTTTGATTTAGATAAAATACCTACTTGGAATCCAAGTGGTGGTTATAATAGCGAAACTGGAGAGGATATGAGAAAACAACTTACTAAAGATAGACAAGGTATAGCTAATAATCATCCTACAGTCAAGCCAGCAGAATTAATGAAATATCTTGTTACGTTAGTAACACCTCCAAATGGTAAAGTATTAGACCCATTTAATGGTAGTGGTTCAACAGGAATGGCTGTAAAGGAATTTGGTGGTGAATATGTTGGAATCGATTTAGATGAAAACTATATTGACATAAGTAATAAACGTATAAATGCTTGGAATAAATAAATTATATATTTATCAGTATACACTAAACATACACTATGAGTGGAATTAAAATGACAGATGCTGAAATAAATAAACGTGTCGAACTATGTTTCGATATGCGTTATAAAGAAGGTATGCGTCAAGTAGATTGGGTAAAGTATTGTCATGAACATTATGGTGACAAATCAGAGAAAACCTACATATCATATTGGATTAAATCAAAAGACAAGTATCAAGAATCATGGCGTGAAAAATTATCTAAACAATTAGATCCTGCAGTAAATGAATTAATTAGATTATTAGCATCAGATGATGAGAAAATTAGACAACGTGCTATAGATCAAGTAATGAAATATAATGGTGAAGATGAAATAAAGGTTGCAATATCAGGTGAAATGGATATTAAACTAAATTGGGGTGATGATGCAGGAATTCTCGCTGAATGATTTTTACGATAACTTAAACGACGCATTTGCTGAAATGGAAACCGAATACGTTGATAAAGAAGAATATATAAATGCTAGTATAATGCTCGACGCTAGGAAGGCATTAACACATGAACAGGAATTATACAATATATTAGATGGAAATAACATTATTCAGTCCACATCAAGGTCAAAAGACAGTTATAAACGGTTTTTCAAACAGTAATCATAAATTTGCTTCTGTTGTAACATCAAGACAATGGGGTAAATCATTATTAGGACAAAATCTATTATTATATTGGTTACTACAAAATCCAAAACAAAAAGGATGTTGGATATCTCCTATATACAATCAAGGTAAAAAAGTATTTCAAGAATTATCTAATGCATCACATAAGGTAATTAACAAATCAAATAAAGCAGATTTAACAATAGAATTCTTAAATGGTTCTACATTACAATTTCTAAGTGCTGAACGTGCTGATAGTGTAAGGGGATTCTCATTTAACTATATGGTTATTGATGAGGCAGCATACATTAAAGAAAATGCATTTCAAGAAGCAATATTACCTACGTTAACTGCTATAGGTAAGAAATGTTTAATAATTAGTACACCTAAATCTAAAAATTGGTTCTATAAATATTATTTAAAAGGTGTCAGCGATAGTATTGATTATGTTTCGTTTCGCGGTCATTCAACGGATAACCCATATATAGATCAATCATTTATAGCAGAACAAAAATTATCATTACCATCAGACATTTATAGACAAGAATATGAAGGTGAATTTACAGACGCTACTAGTGAGGTATTTAGAGGAATAGATAATGTATGTACAGTACCTAATTATAGTAATGGAGATAGAGTACAACGATGTTTTATAGGCATAGATACAGGTTTATCTAATGATTATTCAGTGTTAACAATTATGAACGAGGCAGGTAGAGTTATGTTCATGGATAGAATTAAAGGTGAAAACATAAATACTATAGCAAATAAATTTATTGGTATAATGTCTAGATTTAACATACATGGAGGTTATATAGAAACAAATGGTATAGGTAGAGCAATGTATGATTTAATAATGCCTAAACAACGTAAATTAAAAGGATTTACTACTACACAAGATAGTAAAACACAGATAGTTAGAACATTAATTGAAGATATAGAGGCTACTAACGTTGAATTACCAGGTAAAGAATTAGAACCTGAATGCTATAAAGAATTATCATTGTATACTTACAAATTAAATACAAATGGTAAATTATCATTTACACATCCTGCTGGTATACATGATGATATAGTTGATTCAATTATGTTAGCAAATAAGGCAAGAAACGAAATACAGACAAATAAAATTTATATAGGACGTTCACCACAACAATACAAACCAACATTTGGAGTTAGATAACATATCTCCTCTTTTTAAATAAAATATTTATCGTTATATGAAGAAAAAATACAGCTTAAAGATACCTAAGTATTTGTCAATTGCTAGATATCAGCAGTTGCAGAACATAGATCATCTAACTGAATTAGGTAAATTAATCAAAACAGTAAATGTGTTTACTAATATACCTGAATCAGAAATTAGAACATGGGCAATACAAGATTTAGGTAAAGTCGCTAAGGATTTTAGTGATAAAATAGACATAGAAAGTACATTTTATCCTATATGGCAACATGAAGGTATAGATTATGGATATGCAGATATCAGTACAATGACAATGGGTGAATTTATTGACCTAGAACAATTATGTAAAAAACCAAATGATAACTTACATGAGATAATGGCGGTATTATATCGACCTATTAAGACACATAGGTTTGATAAGTTAGTTTGGAAAACAAAACATAATATTCAATTGTTAAGAAACAAAGTAGACAATGTCTATAAATGGTATACGTTAGAAGAATACAATAACGAAAACAGATATGTCAATGCTGAGGTAATGAAAAATTTACCAGCAGGATTTGCTTTAGGAGCGCTAAGTTTTTTTTTAGGAACCGCCAGCTTATGCTCGATAAGTTCAATGACTTATTTAGATCAGATACCAAACAAGAAGGAGATAATGAAGACAATGGAGAAGGAAACACTGGAAGCTTTGACGGGCATTGGGGATGGTTTGCGACATTATATTCGTTATCCCAAACAGGTATTCTCAATATCACAGGAGAAACTAGTATCACTAAATTAAACATTAACTTCGTTTTAAATTATTTAGCAATTGATAAAGATTATAAAGAATTAGAACGTCAAGCAACTAAAGCAGCAATGGCAAAAAGTAATAACAGAACAAGATTAAAATAAAATAATATGGCATGTAATTGTAATAAAGCAGATAAAAAGGCAATATGGAAAAGATATAAAGCCGGTATTGATAGACATAGAATAGCAGCACAAATGATGGTTCAACTATCGTTAGTAGATGAATGTATTGAAAATGGTGACCCAAATGTAGCACCTGTTATTCGTACAGAAGCTAAAGCAGCTAAAAACAGAGCAGCCAAATCTAAAATTAACAAATAATGAATTCATTAGAAAGCGTAGTACAAACATTTAGAGATGCTGCTGATAAGCATGAGTATGTAAACTCATTTGCTTTCGGTAGTTTAGATTTTTTAGATTCATCATCACAAAATATTAAGTATCCTTATGTTTTCTTAAGACCATTACAATCACCAGGATATTCTCAGGACACACGATTAAGAATATTATCATTCGAATTGTATGCTTTAGATGTACCTAAATTAAGTAATCAATCACCTGAGGCAGTAATGTCTAAAATGGAACAAGTATTATATGACTTTGGAGGTTATATGAACTGGGGTCCGCCAAGTGATAATCAACAAAAAGGTGTATCATATGATATACAATCAATTACACCTACATTAGAAGCATTTATGGATAGAGTATATGGTTTTGTAGGTACAATACAATATTCAGAATCAGGTATTTATGATTACTGTAATTTCCCTAAGGTATAAATGGAATTTGAAAATTTAGATAACGCACTATTAGATTTCGGACAACGTATAGTTGACGAAATGCAAAATCAACTGTTTGAAAATAAATCAGTTGGTACAGGTGACTTAGCTAGATCAATTACTAGAACAGTAGTACCATTACCTAATAATCAAGGTGAACAATTACAAGTATCATTATTATGGTATGGTGAATTATTAGAAGATGGAGGACCAGCAAGACGAGCAGGTAGAATGCCTCCAGTTAGACCAATTGAAGGTTGGATTAAAACTAAAAAAATACCTGTACCAGCTAAATTTAAATCACCAGAGAATTTTGCATGGGCAATAGCTAAAAGTATTGCTAAAAAAGGAGCTAAAAAATATCCTAAAAAACCATTTATAATGGAATCAATTGACAATGCAGCTGCAAATTTTGGTACAGCAGAAATAACAGCAGCGTTAGAAAAAGATATAATAATAAACATTAATGATGCTGCAGAATCAGCAGGAGCAATAGTAACATAAATTATGGCATTATCAATTGTATCATCACCTTATAAAACAAACGCTACAACAAATAACTTACCTATTGTTGTAACAAGTCCATCTATGTCTATGGCACAATATAGGTTAGTAACAGAAATATACATTCCTCAAAGAGGATCAGCTCCGGTAACTACCGTGAAAACATTTCCAAGCGCATCAGTTGCTATGATTGATATAGCTCGCGTGTGTTCACAGTATTTAACGTATGATAACGCGATGGAAGCTACTGGTAGTCAATACAGTACTACTAATGCTGCTTATTTTAGAGTAGTAATGGGTGAAGAATATTCATCATCACCTTCATCTTCTATAATTGCATATGATGGTATAGGAGGGGTAGGTAGTCCAGCATTTAGTGCTTCATTTAGTGGTTCAGGTAATACAATTTTATTACAACCAGCTGTTAATGAATACACAAATTTAACTTATGATTGGCCTAAGAGTGAATGGAATGAAAGTAGTGGTAATCCATTATTAACAAATAACCCAGCATATCAAACATCAAGTTTTTGGACTAATGGTAATTGGGATAATTTAACAGGTGAATTATTTAGTTATGATTATGCAACAGTATCATCAATAACAGATGCTTTTGATGTAGGTTATGTTTTTGTAAATGCAAGATTATATGATTCAAACGAGACTTTAGTATATAGTAACGATACTGATTTTGGTGATAGTCAAACACCATTAGGACCATTAACTCATTTTGGAATTGGTCCTGCTAATTTATCAGCAAGTAATTTCCCAAATACTATAAATTCTATTTCAGCTTCAGTTTATGTTGGTGGTAATGATTGGAGTAGAATAACATATGAATTTGAAGGATTTAGTAATAATTACAATATAGGATTTACACAGGCAAGTTGTTCATTCTATGATCAAACAATAGATAGTTCTTCACCTAGTCTTGGTCCTGATTTTATAAAAGGTAGAACACGATTTGCTTTTATAAACAAATATGGGGTAATGGATTATTATAATGTAGTAAATCCAGTAAAGAAAACAAGTAAAATAAAACGTAAAAACTACGTAAAACCACAATTGCCATGGCAGAATATGAATACAACTAGTGGCGCTGTATTTAACGCTAATTCACGTGGTAAAGACGATTATTATACTACATACGTAGATGATTTCTCAGTAACAACTGATTATATAGATACAGCTACAAGTGATTGGTTAACAGAATTAATTGAATCACCATCTGTATTTATT